ATGAGCAACCCATACCCAGACTACAGCAAGGGTGTGTTTACAAAATCAGAGCATGGCGCAAAGTTAGCAGAACTTGGATGGCAAGAGATTGATTGTCCGATTTGCGGAGGCGGCGCGAGAGCGTTTCCAAAGCCACCACAGCGCCCTTGGGTAGGGCTGACGGATGAGGAGATCGGCAAACTGTACCGTGATGGGTGGTCTAACAACATGGAATTTGCCCGAGCTATTGAAGCCAAACTCAAGGAGAAGAACACATGAATAACTGGCCTTTTCCAACCAAATTACCACCAAGCAAACCTGGTGAGCCTAAATTTAACCCCGATAACTTTGAACCAGCACCTTGGTAACTTAATGCGCCCACACCATCACAACATCAGAGACTTAATGAAAACCCAGCAAGATGGGCTGTCAGCAGAATCAATTGCTACCCATCTAAAGGCTTTACCAGAAGTAATCCGCAAATCCCTTAAATCCATGCCGGACGCTTACATAGACCGATGGGAAGGCCCATCAAATGGTCAATACACGGCTATCTGGTGCGTTGCTAATGTTCCCGAAAACTGCCCACACCCCAAAAAGGACAATCATGTTTTTCAAACTAGCTCGCAAGAATGACCCACAAACCAGCAAAGACGCTGCTAAAAAAGTGGATTTTGAAGTTGGTCACTACGACCAAATCCTAGCGGTGCTGGTTCTTAGCGGCCCGCAGGGAAAGGACGGGATAGCCGACAGGTGTAAGTTAGACCCCAATCAAGTAGCCCGTAGGCTGAATGAAATGGCTAAATTAGGCTTGATTAGACCAACTGGTAAAACAGTTAAATCTAAGTCAAACAGAAGCGAAAGAGAATGGGAACTTGTCTAAGCAATGAACAACAAACTTAACAAGCAGCAGCGGCAGTATCTAGGACGGGTAAAAGAACTGCCTTGCAGCGTTTGCGATCTGCCTGGGCCAAGTGAAGCCCACCACATCGTTCAAGGGCTGCAATATACCTGCATTGCGCTATGCCCAGACTGCCACCGTGGGTCAACGATGGGCTGGCATGGTCAGAAAAGAGCTTGGGCTATCCGCAAAATGGAAGAACTGGATGCCCTCAACGTCACTATTGAACGGCTCAATATATAATTAATTATGGAAATTATTAGCCATAAAGAAGCCGTCCAACGTGGTCTAAAGTTTTACTTTTCGGGTAAGCCTTGCAAAAATGGTCACGTTGATAAGCGAAGAATTGACCAAAGATTGTGTGTTCAATGTATAAAAGAAAACAGAGAACACATCAATACTTTATCAAAAGTATGGCGTGAAAAGAATCCAAAAAGAGCAAGAGAAATTGGCAAAAAATGGGATCAAAAAAATCCAGAAATTTGCGCCGCAAGAGTTGCTAAACGTAAAGCAGCAAAACTTAAAAGCCTACCAAATTGGCTTGATGTAACTCAAAAAGCTGAAATTGATACAACTTATTTGTATTGTTCAGCTTTAAGAAGTTGCGGTCTTGACTATCATGTAGATCACATAGTCCCGATACAAGGAAAAACTGTATCAGGACTTCATGTTCCTTGGAATTTACAAGTCATCCCTGCTAGGGAAAACATTGTAAAAAGCAATAGTTTTTAGTATTTTCTCATATTAGGCAGAGGCGCTTTGCTTTGGTCTGAGCCAGGGTGATGCGCTTTTTCCATTGGGAGGCTCATGTGCTTATTCAGCTTCTCAGCCAAACGCTCAACCTTTTGCTCCAAAGGGTGTTGATGGCTTTTCTCAACAACGTAATGACCCTTGGGGGATTCTTTGCCTTTGCCTGTAATTGTGTATGCCATTATCGTACCTTTATGATTTGTCCACGAAATTCGATATGCTCATTATCCCACTTTCGAGCCAATTCGGGTTGCAATAATTGACCCTTAAATAAAGTCAACACAGCAAATCCAGAACCCCAATTAAGTGGCGCATCCTCGGTGTAATTGTAAAACTGTGGCCCTTCAACTTCTGCCAGCGTTCCAGAATCCACACCGTAACGTACACCGTTATAGTCACTATAAGGTGTCCATTTAAGCTGGTGAAGGTGACCTGTCACCATAGACACACCAGAGCCTAACGTGTTGTTATAGGTAGCGTGTGCGCCGCCCTTCCAGCGGTGCTTAACAACCAATGTCTCAGTAGGCCAGCACGACCAGCAAGGTTCCCAATCAGGAAAATGGTCACGCAATGAAAATCCCTTAACCTGTTCATACTGGGGCGCATTAGCCGCTAGGAAGGTCTCAAAGCGTGCATCGTGGTTGCCCAAAGGCCATACCAGCTTGACGTTGTGACGGGCTGCTTTAGCGGCTTCCTCGACTTCACCCAACTGAGTCTTACAAGATTTAAGTTCTTCGACTAAGGATGGGCTGTGAGTAAATCCAATCCGAGGATGGCGGCTAATAGTAGCGGCATCAAAAGCATCGCCGTTGCAGATAACGGCTTTGGGCTGAAGTTCTTTAATAAGATGTAAAAGACCATCAAAAGCGGTAGATCGATTGCCAGGCCAGAAATGGGCATCAGAAAAAACGATGACACATCCATTTTCGATTCCTAAGAGCTTACGGGCCGGATGCTCTCTAACAATGGCTCTTTCTTTGATGTTATACAAAGGGGCATCAATCTTTTCTTCTAGCCGATCTCTGCGCCTGTAAATGTTTCTCTCATCCATGCCAGTAATCTTGGCAATTTTTCTAGCAGAACCGTGTTCCCGCCAAAGTTGCAAAAACTCATCATCTGTCAGTTTGATAAGAGGCATCTAAATCTCCAATAGCAGCTTTTCCAGCACATTGATGACTTGATGCTCTACGCCCTCATCATCCGAGAATTTACGCAAATCGTGCAGAAAAACGTGCAATGCCTCATGCAGCGCAGTAGATTCCAAACTGCTTGGTGTAATTTCTTCTTCACCAAAAGAACCAAGCTGGTAAGTCGCTAGTCTTGCCTCATCATCAAAGCTAATGCAAGCCATAGCATCCCTAGCAACTTTGTTATAACGCTCAATGCGCCAATCGTTCAAATTTAACTTTGCTTGCCATTTTCTAATAAAGTTATCAAAAACAATGGCTTGCTCGGCATTTGGCACGTTTTTCATGACGACATTAGGTGCGTCTAACATTACGCCAATATGTCAAGCTAGGAATAATTTAGATTCTTCTTCTCGCCTTGTTACTAAGCCTGGCAGCACACGACCAGCCGCCTTATTCCATTGTTTGAACTGCTCGGCAGCACCGTCATAGTCGCCAGCGTTCAATAGTTTCAACAAAGTGCTACCCTTGTAGCTACCAATGCCTACGTTGTAAACAAACGAGCAAATAGCCGCCTTCTGGTTGTCGTTTAGGGGTACATGGGTCAAAGCGTCAATCTTGTCGCCCAAGATGTTTAAACGATTGGCTAGGTCTGTGTCAGCTTGATCTTGCGTCCAAACCGATTCTGAGTGGATTTCTGGGCCAGTTGCGCCGTAACCAATAGTCCAAGGTGCGCCGCCAGTTCCAGGGTCTGGATAAGCCTCTAGCTTGCAGCCTTCGTGACGCTTAATTTCCTCAGTAGCAATTTCAAGCCAGTTCATGGTGTAGGTGTCGAGTTATGAATCATCTCTGTCTTGGTCATGCTTTCATGTGAGCTACCAAAGTAGAACCCAATGATGCCCGTCCAAGCCGTACCAAGGCTACCTAACATAATGTCGATCTGTGGTGCGTGTTGAATTTGTCCATACATCAACCCACCCAAGATGCCAAAAAAGCCGCCTGTGATTGATATAGCAAGAATTGAGGGTATCCACGACTTGGTAGCCGCTTGCATATCACGGGCAGACTTTCGATCTTCCACAGCCAGCTTCTCAAAGTCCAAGTTCATCGACTGAGCTTGTGCCTTGAGTTGAATTTCTGCTTGCTGGACAGCGGCAATCTGGTCAGCGTTTAGCTTGCCGTTTTGCAGCATCTTTTGTGCGTCATCTTGGCTAACGCCTAAGACTTTAGAAACGGCTTCATAAGCCAAGCCACCAAGAGGGCCACCCAAGCAAGTGGCAATTGTTGGGGCAATTTGAGCTAACCAATCCATGTTAATGCTTCCTTTTATAGTTGCTGTGCTGTTCTTTTTTAGCCGTTTCCACAATGTCGGTCACGACATAGTATCCACCGCCAAGCAAAAATACCAACAAAATAACAACAAGAGCAGCGAGTATGAATTCTTCTTGTTCTTCTTTTTGCTTCTTGGCTCGATCTTCGGCAGCTTGGGCGGCATACTTGTCAGCCTTGTCCATGTTCCCAGCACGTTCAAGAATTTTGTTCCAAACATCAACTTTACCGGCCTTCATGAACTCAAGTTGGTAGTAGGCTTTAATTTCCCGAACCTTATCCAACTCCAACTCAATTTGCATGGCAATTTCCATGTTTGAAGCATTACCAGATGCTTTAACTTCTGCGACTGCTTTTTCGCCATTACTAGCTGACGAAAATAATTTACCCAAAGCAGGGCCAAGAGACTGCAAATCTTGTGCAGTTTCAGCAGCGTGTTTAACAAGCGATACCGCTTTTTGTATTCCGCTGAGTGCAAGGCCAATGCTTACTGGGTCAATCATTTCAGACTAATAAAATTGTGGGTTATGTAACCAACAAAGGAACTGATCGCCGAAACGATAGCCATCCCCACCCAAAAGCCGCCTTTGGATTTGTTAGCCAGTTCTAGCAATTGCTCCATGCCAACTTCTAGCTTATCCACTTTGTGTGTCAAATCTTCGACTTTTTGCCAAAGCTGACCGTATTTGACCAGATCGATTTCGCTGCTCATGGTTTTGCCATTCCAGATAAAACAACTCGGGGCGGCTGTGGCTCTATGCCAGCAGTCGGTGATAAAGTTTTTTGCAATTTAGCTTGTCGCTCTGCCATTAACTTTTCAGCGGCTTCTTGTTCAGCTTTAGCCTTAAAGAAAGTTCTTGCCATTGAGCCAGCAGGTGTGCCAGTTTTAATGTTAATTGCGTGTTCAAGCGCACTTGCAGCAAGGCCACCAGCTTGTTCAGCGACTTGCCCAATTGGGCCAGCATTGACAACCATGCCGCTTTTAGACACGTTGGAATAGTTGCCAGGGATGGCTGTCGGGTCAGACTTACGAGCAACATCAGCCAAATCATGCAGCCATTGTGTACCTTCGTTGCCCATCATAGTAGATAAGTTTTCGCCATAAACATTGTGAACTTGTTTGTTCAAAGCTGCTTGGCTTACATTACCAGTATTGTTGCCTTTGACACCGCTTGACCCTTTGATTCGGTCAATAGTGGCGGCATTTAAGCCTTGATGGGCTTCAGATTGTGGGCCAATTTCTTGAATCAAACGGTTTAAATAAACTTCTGGTGTCTTGCCAGAATAGAACTTGTCCAAGAAATTATTAGCCGCTGGATGGGTCATGCCCAACGAAATTTCTTCTGGTGTTCGTGTGTCACTAATCGCTGCTTTGTAAGCAGGGTTATCTTCAATCAACTTAAATCTAGCACGAGCAGTAGAACGTGCGTCATCAGCCAATGCCTTGATAGGTGCGCTGGCTTCAGTCATTGGGATGTTTTCTAGCGCATTTCTGACAGTATTTATCGCAGAAGTGGCATTGCCATCACCAGCACGTTGCGTTTTACGAACTTCGTTAGCAAGAATGGTGCGGTAGTTTTCAAAGTCATTAAATGACATTGATTCACCTTGCCCAATTTCTTGCATGATTTCTCTAACGGGCGTTGGCAAGAATCGTGCATTGTTAGCTTTTTGAAGTGCTTGCGTAGCGTCATTAACAAACTGCGAACCACTCAAAGGCAAGTTGCCGCCATTGGCATCAGCAAGGGCTTTATATTTGGCATTGATGACTGACTTACGCATATTGTCATTGGCAACCATCTTTTCCAAAGCAAGGTTGGCGGCTGACACAGGCGTTGTTTCATACACATCAGGGGCAACATTCTCACGAACTTTGTCAAACCCTTGAATCAGTTTGTCGTTACGTTCTTCAAACTTCTTCTGCAATGGTTCGTTGCCTGGCAGATTGCGTTCGTTATGCTCATCAGACATTAGTTTTGCATCTTGCAAAGCCTGACCTTCTGTTGGAGACATATCAAATCGAGCAAACTGCGAATGATTGTTAATTGCTTCAATTTCTTTAGGTGTAAATGAAGCAGGGTCACGACCAGCAAATGCTTGCTGAATATGCTCTGGAGCTTGTGCCAAAGCAGCTTGTGCATCAGTCGCAGTAGTAGTGGCAGCAGCGCCACCGCTGTAACCCATTGCCCCTTTTTTGGCTGCAAATTGTTGAGCCATCTGCCCACCAGCGCCTTGTGGCACAGCCATGTTTTCGACTGTTTTATAAGCATTACTAAATGCTTTAGCCACAGGGCTTACAACTTCTGCCACTACATTTGGAACAGCATAGCTACCAACATTCACAATGTTTCGGATGTTTGCCGCAGGTATGCCAGTTCTTTCTGATATTTGCTCTGGGGTCAAACCCAAATCGTTAAACAAATGATTGACTTGTTTAGCAAGAGGGGCTGTTACATTGTTCAATGGCTGCTGATAGGCTTGCTCGCCAGTAATGCCAAACAATTTCCCCAACGGGTGTGAAAATGCTTCAGTTACGTTTTGACCAAGTTGTTCGGCTCTTTCTGGGCTGACAACACGGTTGCCAAATAACCCAGTTATACCGCCAGCGGCATTAGCAACAGTTTGCGCCACAGTTCCAGCAGCAGCCGGAATAGTGCCGCCATATAGAACGTCCAACATTCCAGCAGTTTTTTCGCCAGCTTCTTTGAGACCTTGACCAACAATTTGTTCTGTGCCTTTTTGTTGAGCCATTCTCTTTTGCATAGACTCACGCAAGAAATCTGACACGCCGCTAGTGGTTTGTGGCGCTGCGGCTTTTCCGCTAAAGGCGGCAACATCTGGGTCATTCTCATAGTCATAGCCGCCAGTTTTGGGCATCCGAGCTACGACCTGATCTGCATACTGAAAAGTATTTGGATTTTTAGGGTTTACAGGGTCACTAACAGCAATACCTTTTTGGGCTTGTGCCATACCGCCAGGGCCACCATAGTAATAAGTGGCTGCTAGTTTAGGGTCGCCTTTAGCTGCGTCATAGCCTTGACTTGCATAGCGAATCCCTGCAACCAATTGATGATCTGCGTTCTTAGGGTCGCCATCTGGATAAACCTGCTTAAAAGTATCAGGTCTAACTTGCATACCACCACCAGCACCACGATTGCTGGTTTTAGTATTTGCCCCAGAGCCTGATTCTTGTCCATAAATTGCACGAACAAAATTAGCTTTTGGTGATGATAGGTCGATGCCTTCTTTACGAATTAAAGAATCAAACCTTGGCTCAAAAGCAAAAACATCTGGGTCATCGGTGTATTCCATTATTCATAATCCCCACGTTCAAGACGCTTGATGTTAAGTGCTTTGGTTTGCAATTCACGCAATTTATCATCACTCAAACCCTTTGTGATGCGTGAAAGTTCCAATTCTTTTTGCGTTTTCGACATATTGGAAGCATTGATGTCACGCACCAAGAAGATTTTGGGGTCATAGTTGTTGCCCCAAGCATCACGAAAAGCCACCGCATTGGCATTGCCAGTAACAGGGCCACGCTTGGCAATGTAGTTGGCAAATGCTTTGTTAAAGTCAACCAGAGCCAAGCTACTAGCTTTTGTGTTTCGAGCCACATCACGCAAAGCATCAGGGGTGATTGCAATGTCACCAGTTGCTTTAGCCACATTAGCAGCTTGCTGGTCTGTCGTCACACCCATAGCGGCAGCATTTTGAACTTGCAGTTGGGCAATGTTTTTAGCCAACTCATTGAGTTCTGTATTGCCAACCAAAGCAGATTTGCCTTTGTTCCATGCTTGACCCAAAAATGTGGGTGATGCTGTGTCAGCCAAGCTAATGACTCTCTCAGCAGCTTGAATACCTTGTTTAGCAGGTGTGACTTGTGCGCCAACAGTTGATTTAAGTTGTGCGCCTGTTTTTGAAGCTTCTTCTTCGCCTGGCCCATATTGAACTGGCTGGTTTGCTGGATGAGGCGCAAAAGGCTCATCAAACAATTTGTTACCTGTTTTAGCAGCAGGTGCGCCACCGCCAGCAGCCGGAGTTTGAGCCAATGTCATTGGTTTCAATACCAATGAACCATCTGGAGCAGTAGTTACGTTGTATTTAACGCCGCCAATTTCTTGCACACCCAAATTAGGATTCTGCCCTTGAGCTTGGCCCAAAGTGATTGATGGTTCATTACCAGCAACAGCAGGTTTTGTAACTTGAACCTGACCAGTAGGTGTTAAAGATGCTTTGTGAGCAAATGCAGAATACTGTTCTGGCTGGCTCATTAAAGACTGCCCTAGCTGTTTAGCAGATTCGGAAATGTGTGCGCCAGGGTCTGAAAGACCTAGAATTTTTGTATATGCTGTGCCTAAATCCACCATGTCTTTATCATTGCCGTGAGCTTTGATAATGTTTTGAATTGCCTCGCTGTATTTAGCAGGGTCATCAACACCAGCATAACCAAGTGCAGAAATGGTAGAGCCAAAAATGCTTTTTTGATCTTTGGTCAAACCTAATTTGGCGGAATCCGCTAGAGCTTGACTATTTGCAACTTTGGTGTATCGGTCAATTTGTTCAGCAGCAGTCAAAGGAGCAATTTGCGGGATGACTCTGTTTAGCTTGGAAGTATCAAACTTGCCATTAGTCATGAACTGATCTGGATTGCTTGCAATGGCCTCTTTAATTGCTTGAGCTTCTTTGAACCCTGTTTGCTTTTGTTGCAGATCAACAGCGCCACCTTGTGCAGTTTGTTGAGCCGATTGCACATCAGCGGTAGCCTTTTGAACCGCTAAAGGGTTCAGTTGCTGCGCTTGTTGATACGCTTGTGCGCTTGATGCAATGTTCATCAAGTCGCCAAGCGACATTTGCTGCTGTGGCTTAATGCCTGTGGAAACTGGTGTAACGCTTAAATCAGCCATGTTTTATCCTTAGCGATTTGAACCAGAAACAGGGCCAACAAAGCCAGATGAGCCTGGCGTGTTTTGATATGTAAAGGCCGCAGATGGTGAACCGTAGCCAGGGATGTAGTTTTGATTCAGCAACTGTGAAAGCTGATACTGATTGCCAGCACCTTGCAAACCACCAGCCAAAGCATTTGCCGAGCCAATTTGACCAGCGCCAATAGCACTAGCTGCGCCAATACCAGCCTGACCAATGTTAGTTGCTGTGTTCATACCAGCTTGGTTAACTGCTGATTGACCTGTTTGACCAATGCCAGCAATGCTTGCCAAAGTGTTGTAAATGTCTTTGCGTTGATTTGAAAAATTATTAAAAGCGTTTTGATAGGCGTTAGAGGCGTAGTTTTCACCAAAAATTTGGTTAGACCGTTGCACGTTTGAGCCGCCACCGCCCACATTTCCAGCTTGCGTTCCAGCGCCAACCCCTTGATTCAGCATGAACTGATAATTAGGGGCAAGGTTAGACTTTAGTTGGTCTGGGCCAAACTGTTGCGTCAAATAACCAGAACCTTGTTGGTCGCCGATGTAGTTGCCGTTTTGGTCATACTGAGGCTGTGAGCCGCCAAGCATAGACCCGATCTGATTTAAGGCGCTATAACCAGACTGTCTATAAGGGGCTTGCTGTTGGTTAATGGTGTTGAACTGCTGTTGTTGCAATGCAGCAGCATTGTTAGCAGCGTTAGCTTGAGCAGATGCGGCACTTTTTGATGCGCTCGATTGCATAGCTCCGCTGATTAGCGTAGCGGCTGCTGGAATAATAAAAGCAAATGGCATATCAGACCCCTTCGTGGATTAAGACTTCATCCACTTTATTAACATCAGTTTCTTCAGTCGCATGGATGCAGAACCAAGTAGCATCTTCCAGCGCAATAATTGAATGAATGACCTGCGCTGGCATATTGATGCAAGCTGGCGCTGTATAAATCCGCTCGCTGTCACCAGCCTTAACAATCACTTTGCCCTGCCCCAAAATGCTCAAATGCGAGTAGTTGTGGACGTGCATTCCTGCCATGTAACCTTTGGGCAACTGCATTTGTTTTGCATAAAGCCCATCAGAAAAGTGGTGAATAACCCCTGGGTCAACATCAAAGTGACCTAGATTTGCGTTGAACATATCAGTTGGGGTCATGTATATAGCGGGATGTAATACGTTGTACCGTCACAAACAACTGGAAGCCACTTAGCAATCGTAGTATGAGTGCCAGTTGTTGCTATGTTATTAGCCGTGATTGTAGATGAGGTCGTTAGCGTTGTCACGCTTGCTGACACACCAGAAATAGAGCCGCCAGTTATGGCAACATTATTGGCATCTTGGGTCGCAATCGTGCCTAAACCAAGGTTAGTTCTAGCACCTGCTGCGGTAGATGCCTCTGTGCCGCCGTTGGTAAGGTTCAAAATCCCACCAAGGGTCACAGCCCCTGTCGTAGCAGAGGATGGGGTAAACCCCGTAGTGCCAGCAGAAAACGATAAAACGCCTGTATTTGAGACAGTAACCGCACCAGTAGCAGAGCTAACCCCGATGCCCGTTCCTGCGATCAAAGAGGTCACGCCGAGGTTGTTGAGGGTGATTGACCCTACGCCATTAGTAACACCAATGGCAGTTCCACCTGTCAAACCAGCCAACGTATAGCTAGAGCCATTGCCAATCAGCAATTGACCATTAGTAGGCTTGGTAGAAACCCCAGTACCGCCAGAGTTAATGCCCAAAGCATTGGCAGAGCTAAACGAATTGACAGAAGGGTTTTGCAGCCACAAAAGCCAAGGCAAGCTCGGCATCATGGTTTGCTGGTCAATAAACGGCGTTCTAGGCCAATTTAAATTGCCGCCGGAGCCAGAAGAAGTGACGCTCAATTTTCAGCCCCTTCAGCCTTTAAATTGGCAGAAACGATAACGCAGTTTACAGGGTCAGAAATGGCAACTTCAAAGATACGGTCACGAGCCCATCCCAAACGCCGCCAAATAATCCGCTTGGTGTATTGGCCCACTTTGCCCATAGAAGCCCAATGTTCATTAGACCAAGTAGAGCCGCCATCGCTAGACCAACGCAGCATAGCTTGCGGGTCTTTGCCTTGACCGTTTTGTAAGCCAACACCAGGCTGGAATTGGATTTGGAACTCGGCAAAATACTGACGTTGGAAGTCAGTCACCAGATGGGGTGCACGCCGAACCCTACGGATTGTCGCTCCATTGTCCGTATAAACTGCATTATCCAGTTGATAGATCATACCATTCTGATAGTCACCAACTAAATAGACATTGTTGAACAATACACCACAATTAGACCGATGGCGCTGGTATTGCTCACCATCCCAAGCTAGCCACTTGTGCCACATTTGGGAACGCAAGTCATAAGCCCATGTCAGATT